ACTTCATTATAGAGCGCCATTACTTCACCATCTTCTATATGTACAATACCAGGACCACAAAAAGCATCTTTGTCATATCCTGTATTTTTCTTTTTAAGTAATCTTACTTCTTTCATACATGATGATAATGATTTCATAGGAATATACTGTGTCATTTGAGTATTTTGGTCATTCATGTTACCAAATACAAACATTAATATAATGCTAATGACTTCCATTTGTTTCCCTTAGTTTATCCTTGAGCTTCTCCACGTCATTAAGCAAGCGTTCTATATCATGCTGTGCCCTCTTTATATTTACGGAATTACTCATCATTGACTCCATATCTTCCATCATGGATTCTAATTGAGAACTAAGAAATTCTATAAGGAGGTCCTGCTGAGCATCCGCGGGTAGAGCACCTAATTCACCACGTGGCCATTTTATTCTAAATTCTGTGTTTGCGGTGAGATCGGCTTCCATAAGCGTACTTCGCGTCTCAACATTGTTAAGTCTTTCTTGTATTCCGAAAAAGGCGTAGACGCCAATTCCGACTGCTGCGAGTATTGATAAAAGGTTACGCATAGGCATAGAAATAGCAGTCTTATCACTTACATCCATCCTGTCAGTCATTTAGTCTCCGTAGGAGTAGGAGCCACCCTTGGTTTGATTCTGTTGCATCATATCAGTTGAATCATTTAAGAGATTAAACAGCTGCTTGTGCTGGTCCATGATCTCCTTGTCTTTCTTATTTCCCTGTCTTAAATCTTTCTTGATCTGCTTCACGTCCACCATGAGATTTTCCAGGTCTATTTTCATCTTGACCTGATTCTCGATGACGTCTTTCTTATTCTCTTCTTCAAAGCTCTTGTACATTTGATCCACCCGCGAATCGAGTTTGCTCACGTACCATATGACTGCCACGCCCTGAATCAGCACAAATGCCACAACGGCGAATGATATCTTAAGTCCGTTCATCTAATCATCCTATCACAATCAGCGCCAACAGTAAAATGATATATCTCATGCCTTAATGGGCTTAGGCATTCCTGTGATAGGGAATGAGTCAAAAGGTATACAAAAAGCCTCCGTTTTAAGGGAAAGCTTGTATTCCGGTGGTTTTGCCGCATATGCTTCCCTGTAACCATCGCGTGCCACTACACACTGCTCTTCCGTTGGGTAGATAAGTGCGTTGTATTTAACGGATGGTTGATTAGGGGAAGACAATAGCATTACCAGTAGCCATATCTTAACCATTTATTTTCCTCGTAAATATGTTTTATGAGGTTGATATTTTAACCATTTTCTGAATTTATACCAGATATTTCTGATTCTTCGTGCCATTGTTGTCCTATTAAAAAGGGGACCCTCCCGCAACGAATGCGCGAAAAGAGTCCACCGAGATGAAATGAAGTTGAGAACTATTATATACTTGACAAGTTGTTTCAACGCAAGAAATAACTTATTTTTTGCTTGACACGGTTTTTGGCTGATTTCCGGGATAATTATTTACTTGATATATCCCATAATTTACTGTATAATATGGGCAACAAAGAAAGAATAATATTTGCAAATATTATTTCCTTCTGGCTGAACAACAAGTGCAAAGTTGTAAAGCAATGGCTCCGGGGGATATGTCCAAATGGATGAAGGACTGGGGTTAGGTACTGAGTACCGTTATCATTTGAAAGGATGATTTGCCGGGAAAGGTTGGGGGTGCGTTCATCCAAGACCCTCGGAGGCTTTGTTATGAAATGGAATGAGATGTTAAAAGATATGTTAAGTTTAAAAAAGTTTGATGAATGGCTGAACAAGTCACACAGGGGCCACCGAATCTCCTACTACAGGGGATTCATCTTTGCGCCGAATGAGCAGAAGCTATCACCCACGCTTGACTTCAAGCGCGTGGAAAAGCTAGCCAAGCACGTACGCAAAGCCTTCAACAACCACCTCGTTACACTGGTACAAAAGAAGCATGATAATTTTGATTATGAATACATTGCGGTGCGTCTATGATCTGGGCCATCATTTCATTTTTTATCATCCCCATTAAGATCGTCATTGCATTATGGATAGTATACCATCTTTACATGTGGGTATTGGGCATATGAGCACAGGATATAATCTAAACGGGGCTAACAGTTCCAGGCAGCCTCCACGAAGAGTGAAGGAGTTGGATAGCCAACGACATAATCCAATTTTCACCAAACCTACGTTTAAGAAAAGACACAATAGGAGTGGGAAGGTAAAATTTATACAAATAAGGAACACATGAGTTTATATAAGAGATTAATAAAAGAAAAAGACCGTCTTGGAAAAAAAGCACTGCGCTTTCCGCAGACGGGCAAAGAGTTGCTCGACCGTAAACGATGGGAGAGAATTTATATAATTCTCACCCGCCGTTACGAATACGAAAGAGAGTCCTTTGAGAATGAACTTCGAGGATCACCGGAACACAATAGCTAGGAGGTAACATGGCTAAAACACTACTACAAAAAATCAAGGCACAGCTTGCTAAACTAGAGAAGCTGCACGAAAAGGAAAATGATGTTGTTGAAAAGATCAATGATATTATTGAGGAAGAAGAAAACAAGGATGAGGAAAATGATTTTGATTGGGAGGGTACAGATTAATGGACCCCGCAACATTCGCCCTTGTGTTCTTCGGAACGCTTTGGATAGTGGGCATGCTTGGTGATTAAGATTTCCAAGTATCCCGCAAAGGTTGGGTATGGCAAGCTTCATGGATTGTGGTATGAATACTGGAATGACATGAGCTGGCGTCCCACGCTTAAAACGAGAATTATATTGTTTATTAGAAAATGGTTGACACAACAAGATACAAAAGCGTAGCGATAAAGATTCCCTACTATGACGCATTGGTGCGCATGGGGGAGAGCATGCACCGTGGACCGGGACAAGAAATGATGCATTTAATTGAGAAGGAATCTGTCCAGAGAGGAATGAAAATAAGAAATGAAAGAATTAGAAAAAGTAAGAAAAGAGATTAAGGCTGTTCTTATAGAAGGGGAGCAGAACAATGAAGCATTCCACTGGCTTGTTGACAAGCTAGGGATGATTCGCATGTATGAGCAAGGGCTACCCATTCACATGGTTCTTGGAATCATTGATGAATGGATGGAGGATGTAGAGGAGCGAAACCGTGTTAAAGCATTGGAAGGATTTGATGAAAGGCATATTCAAAAAACCTACGCAAATGTACAAACAAAATGGGACACACGCAACAACTAGAATGGATATTAATTCTGTCCCTATGGTGCGTATTCACTGGGTTGATGCCCGTGATACGGAAACGGGGTGGCTGGATATCAAGGATATCCTCAAGGCCCCACTTGCAAACTGCATGGAGGTTGGCTGGATGATGGTGAATAATGACGAGAAGGTCGTGATCATGCGCTCGTGGTGCAAGGACAAGGATGACAACAGCGGTGGTGGTGTAACAGCTATACCCAGTGGTTGGGTAAAGAAAATAGAATATTTGAGTGTGGGACATGCAGACGTACGAAATTAACTTATGGCAAAATAAAAAGGTTATCGAGAAGGTAGTCAAGCAGTTTGAGGGTGATGAGAAGGTGCTGGAATTTATCAAGAACAATTTTGATAAGGATGAGGAATTACCTAGACTGGACCGCGAAAAAGGATATCTTCGTCCTAAAAAGAGTGATATAATAATTACATGGTCAAAAGTAGCTACTTATGTTCGCAAAAATGCACCAAAGAGACTGGGTCTCAATGAGCAGGAAGAGGAGCTTAAGGATACATTGGATAAGTCAATTACCCAGGAGACTATTAATGAATGGGGTAAAAATGAGATGTTTAGGCAAGTAAGAAAGCATTATTGGGGTCACCCCAATGCAAAAGGACAAGAAGATATTAGATAAGCGATTAGGATGGACGATGAAAAAGAACACGAAGAAGGAAGGATTGACACCCAAGCAAAAATGGGTGTTTGAGGCCATCAAGGACTTCATTCAACAGAATGGACATTCACCCTCTTATGAGGAGATCAAGCAGCTGATGGGGGTACGCTCCAAGAGTAATGTGCATGCATATGTGCATAGATTAGCGACACGTGGATGGATAGGATTTGGAAATGGCAGAAATCGGTCAATTTACATTTTATAAGGGGTCACCATAGTGATATATTTGCTCAAAAGTTTTTTTTATTTACGTACCGGGGATGAAACTGGTGCCACAGTGACACATTTACTGATTAAGCTATATAAATCAATCATTTATTGTGTGGCACCTATGTGTCACTACTCTAGACGACGCAAGGCGCTTTTTTGTTTTTTACAAAACAAAATGAGTAAAAATATAACTATACCAGGGGTTTACAAGTGGTAGATGAACGATTGAAAGGTGCCACAAGTGGTGCCACAAATGTGGTCAAAAAGAGGCAATGGATTCCAGGTGAAAAGGGCCATGGACGCCCAGGAGTTCCTGGAAGTGGTGGAGCTAAACACCATCCACTCAGGGCTGATGGATTGACTGACAAGCAACAGATCTTTGTTAAGATATTTACAGAGAATGAAGGTAGGATGACACCCACTGAATGTGCTAGGCAAGCTGGTTATGCTGAAGGATCGGCGAGTATAACTGCATCTGTTTTATTAAATGGTAAAAGATACCCTAAGGTGGTAGAAGCTATCCTCGCACGACGTGCTGAGATGGAAAAGACGCATGAGGTTAAACTAAATAAACATGTACAGGAATTGGCTAGGCTGCGTGAAAGGGCTCTTAATGAGAAGTCTTATTCTGCTGCTGTTAATGCTGAGCGCTTGCGAGGGCAAGCTGCGGGATTGTACATCGATAGAAAAGAAATTCGAACGGGTTCAATTGATAGTATGTCTAGAGAGGACGTTTTAAACAAGTTAAAGGAAATAGGATTAGATGGAAAATTTAAAAAGGAAGGCAATCAAACTGTCCTTTCGGTCGAAGAGAAATCCAGTAGCGATGGAGCTGAAGACATCACCGAAATACAAACAGAGGATAGTGAAAGACAAGACAAAGTATGACCGTAAAACCGGAAACAAACTTTTGGAAGAGTTTAAAGACATTATTAGACGGTGGTGACTATATTGTTTCACGCCTTGAATCATATGTCACACCGGGTTTTCCCGATTGCATAATATTTCACAATGTTACAGGATTCTTCACAGTTGAATTAAAGATAGTTCAACCTAATAATAAAATACACCTCTCTCCCTTCCAAATTTCCTGGAATTCACGTCATGCGATAGCAGGAGCCCATTCTTACATCTTAGTTAACCTACCCCTCAAGGGTACGGTTAAACTGTTTCACGGGTGTAAAACAAAGGAACTAGGGCATAGCACCGTGGACCAAGTGCCCGGGTTATACGAGGGAAGGCTCGAGGACCTAGATTGGCTTAAACTCCCAAACTCCTGCAAAAACCCTTAAACCTCACTATATGGGCCGTGGATCTAGCTGCTGGGCGCCCGGCGCGTCTTCTTCTTTGGTGTCAAGTTCAAACTCCGAAACTCCATAGGGGAAGCCAAAATCCTTAAATGATAATACAGGATCCTGACCCTGGAAGTCCCGGGCGCAGCTGGAGTTCTTCAGGAAAAAAGTTCAAATGAGTTGTTGCATTGTGGATAACTTTATGTTATAATAAGGGTAGAAATAGAGTATTTATAAGCGCAAGTATACTTGGTCTGTTTGTATGGTTAAAAGCCCGTACTCTATTTCTTATAAATAGAAATGGAGCAAAATATGGTTGTAGATGATACAATAAGCCAAGCACTCAATAGGATTGCTGATGGCATAGAAGAAAGTAATGCATTATTAGATAGGATTGCGAATCATTATGATGGGGTTGTTCCCATTATGACACGCAATCAAAAGAGAGCTGAAGCGTTAGCCGAGGAGCAAGAGCAAACTTTTGCACAAGGTATAAAGAACATCTTTAGTCCTCAAGAGCATTAAACTCCTAAACTCCCATAGGTTATCTATAAGTAAAAATTGTGGATAACCTGTGGATAATTTGGGCACCGGGGGCGCTGCGCGCTGACGCAAACTCCCGTTAAAAAACATAAGGCTTTCTGCCGTTTTGTGCGAGCTTCATTGTTCCCACCGGGCGCGCCCGGGATTTCCGTGGAGCGATGAGCTTTGGAAAATAAGAATGGCTGATTTGCTTGTGTCCCGGGCCTTAAATAAATACGCCTGGACCCTGAATACCTGTTGACCTTCCAGGAAGCAGGTGGTAAAGATGGTATTTAAACGAAGAGATGGGAAGAAAGAGAAAGAAAATGGCGCATTTAATAGGTATTTTAATACTCGGAACCGTGAAGGTTGCAGCTGGGGCTGCAGTCATTTGGATCCTCGTGCAGCTGCTGGG